GCGCTAACGTGTAATTATCGTTAGTGTTTGGCGACGTAATACTTATCGTCCCAGTTCCGCTTGCGTTTGGAGTTAATGCGATTTTAGACATAATTTTTTATCCTTAAATAACAACCCATCGTTGGCCGGAAGAAACTGTAATGGTAACACCAGAGCTTACAGTCATTGGCCCTACAGAAAATCCATTTTCTCCACTAGCAATTGTATAACTTATAGAAGCTATATCATTATTAACTACAATCGCACCACCAGCTTCCGCTCCACCACCAATATTCCCCCAAGCTGAACCATCATATCCCTCAAACGAAGTCGTTGTGGTATTAAATCGAATAAGTCCAGTAGAAGGAGATCCAGTACGCTGAGCAGTAGTTCCTGTAGGTAATTTTAATTGCCCTGTCCCAGAAAAAGTTCCATCCTGCGTAGCAGAAAATGTAGTGAACGCCCCAGTAGAAGGAGAAGAAGCGCCTACAGACGCCCCATCAATAGTCCCACCATTAATATCTGCACTAGTAATTACAGCAGAAGTAATCTGTAAATCTGGGACAAAATCAAAAGCAGACTTAATATTCGTCCCATCGTTATAAATAAATACCGTTTTGCCATTAGGAACCGTTACTGAACCAGCTCCGACAATAACTCGAATTGACTGGCTCCCGGAAGTATTATTCTGAACGATGTACGGCTTTTGTATTGCTGGAACCACTAAATCTCTAGTAGCGGTTAAATTGCCAAAAGAAGAAGTTACATTTAAAACTAAATTACGAGCCACTTGAGTGGCGTTACTATTAGCCAGTGTAAGGGTTAAATTAGCATCGGACGTAAAATCGGCGGTTGCTCTACCTACAATGGCTTCTTCAAGCGCTGTTCCTAGGTTTGTATTAGTTGTAGCGCCCCAGGTTCCAGTCTGTTCTCCTGTAGCTATTAATTCTATTTTTAAACTTGAATATGAACTAGGCATATTATTTCCTTATACCACAAGCCATCTTTGACCTGCGCTTACTGTTACAGAGATCCCACTTGCTACAGTCATCGGCCCTACGGATTGCGCGTTAATTCCTGATTCTATAGTATAATTTTCCGTTACTGTAGTAGCATTAGCAACTAATGCACCGACTCCGCCTCCGCCCCCAGTAATCGTCCTCTCAGCTGGGTATGATACAAAAACATCTTTGGTTCCGGCTGAAAAATTAACCGCACTACCAGAATTACTGGAAGAAAAAATTGTATCCCTAGAAAGCGTTGTACCTGATGCTGTGTAGGTGCCAATTCCAACTTCCCATTCCGCCCCACCAGCAATAGTATAAAACGTTGTATTTCCGTCGCCAATAGCCGAAAACGCCTGAAACCCAGAAACTGCCCCTGCCAGCGTAATAGTGCCTGTACCGGTGGTTGTGGTTGTTTCTTTTACTCTATCTTTTACAACAAGTGCCATAGTTAGTTCGTTGTCTTAAATAAGTTCCAAGTAGTGGTACCTGCGCTATTTACTACCGTCCAAGTATCCCCATTCTGTGCGTTTATTATGGTCCAAGTAGTATTTTGACTGTCGTTTATGATATCCCATAATAACCTACCTGCAAGCGTATCAGTAATAATTCCTGATTCGTTTAGTATTCCACCGTAAAAATGGGTATTTGAAATAGTAACCGAACCAGATGCACCATCAGATACACCAAAAGTCATAACTGTAGTGTTAGCAACGGTGCCATTTACCGTACTATCATCTTCAAAATTAACTTCTAAAAGCCCACCAGCAGAAATAACTTCACTAATTGACACAGATTCGCTTAGTTGTCCTGGATATTCTGGCCCACCAGTTATTAACTCTGAACTGGTAGATGTTTCATTTATATAACCTATAAGATTAACTAAACTACTATAAGTTATTGATCCAGAAGCATTTTCTGCTAAAGAGCTACCTACTTCAAATTTACTCGAAACTGAATCGCTAGAAGCAGCGGTACTAGACCAACTACTACCAACCGAATAATTAGCTGCTACTGTTTCACTACTTGTTCCGCTATCTTGGAATGCAGAATTTATATCAACCCCTGAAGAGGGTGTATCTTCCGCTGTCGCTGATTCAGCTGCATTCGCTATAACAACTACTATGGTATTACCAATAGCGTTTGCAACGGAAGACTCGTTTATACCGCCACCAAAACTAGCTATAACATTTAAAAGTTCACTGCCCGTAGCACTACTAGCCCAGTTAGCTCCAACTGAATGGCTTGCAGAAGAAAACATACTCCCCGCCCCAGATTCTGATATATCAGAACCAACACTTCTTGTAGACGAAATCGAACTATCGGCGGTTGAAGACTCGGAGGTGCTAACAATTAAAACCACTGTAGCACTTTTACTGTCTGACCCCGTAGTTGATTCCGCTACGGACGCATTCAAATTACCTAATGCTGCAATAACTTCCGAAGCATTTACACTGCTAGAAAAAATAGCAGCATAAGTAGCCCCCGCTAATGAAGCATATGGCGCAGAAGCGTAAGAAGTAAGCCCAAACACAACTAAGCTGTGGCTAAATCTTCTTCTTTAAACCAACGCTGTTGTTTTACCCCATTAGCGTCAGTCCACTCTACTAAGTAGTAGAAAACGCCATCCTCAGTCATGCGTAACGCCATAACTGGACCTTGAGGAACTACAGCATTTACTTTAACTGTTTGCCCTTTTACAAATGTAGTTGCCATTTTTTATTCCTTATGCTGCATCAAGACTAAATGTATAAGTTACATTCAAGGTATCACCACTTACTACCGACCTATCTCCAGGTGATTGGAAATCAGCAGCAGAAAATAAAATACCTGAAGTACCACCTTTTGTATTATCAGAAGCGAGAAAAGCTCCACCAACCGTCACAGTTCCATTAATAGTAAATGTTGCTGTTGATGCAGAGTTATCAATAACTGATGGATCGGCTGTTGTAGCAGCACCAAAACTACATGCGGGTCGAGTACTTTGTGAATATGCGGTTACTTCTGTCCATCCAGCGTGTGAAGCCATTGTATCGCCAGCTGCGGGAGTGTTAGAAGCTGCTGCTCCGTAAAGACCAATATACCAAGCTGCGGTATAAGAAGACCCAGAAAAATATTTATCATTCATGTCTTTAAGTCCAACGTTTACAACTAAGTTGTGAGACTCAGCAGACCATTTATGGTTACCGTCTCTATCAAGACATTCAATTTTAAATACACCACCTGCGCGAGAAGCTTCTGTAGATTTAGTGCCAGACGATAAAACTGTAGCTACTTTATCCACAGATTTTGCCTTTGTAGTAAACATTTATTACTCCTTAGTTAATGCGAAGAATTGCTGCTGTATTAGTAGCGGTTGGAAATTGAACCTCAAAGGTACTAGACGAAGTTTTGTCAGCACCAAAATCTAGGACGCAAACCGCCCCACCACTAACTTTGTAAATTAACGCGCCTCTGGCTGTAATAGCTCCAGACCACGACGTATTTGAAAATGATATATAAGCTATATCCCCAGAACTACCAGTAGTAGGTACTTGGCTTATAGTAAGTGTATTACCACCAGCAGAATATCCTGCACTCACTACTTCTCCTGAAGTGGTATACGCGGTTGTACTTTCGTTAAGCGTAGCTGAATTGGTATACAGGGCTATTTTATAAACATCAGTTGTGCCCGTACCAAAATCAAAAGAACCGTCTAAAAGACCAGTCTTAAACACTTTACAAACTGCGTTTCCCGTAAATGCCATTTATTTCACCGGAACCCTTGCTTGCCCAGAACGATAAGCATCTTGACGCTCCATTCCATCTCCAAGCCGTTTAAGTAACCCAAGCGCTTCTGTATAGCGATTAAGATAATTAGTTATAGTGTCTGCATCTGACTTCATAAAAGTAGCCGCCTCAAGCATTGCACCATATAGAAGTACAGAATCAAAATTATCACCAAGCCAACTTGTATTAGCTGTAGTGATTGATTGTGGGTAATAGTAGTAATGAAGCTCAATACTATAAGCCGAATTAGGTGTTGGTCCTAAAATAAAACTCAACTCATTAGTAATTACTGGAGTTGGAGCATCCGTAGTTGTAGGGCCAAACAACGCATAATACTGAGGTTTGCCAGTTGTGCTTGGAGTTGGAAAAGATTCTCTAATAAAGTTAACGTCTTTATTGAGGAGATACTCATAATCCCCAGAAGCATCAATAACAGCCATAGAATAAACTGCTAAAAAGTCAGAAGGGGCAGACAAGTATTTATTATTTACAGTCAATGTTCCAACTACATTTTTACGGATAGAAGGAATTTGTACCGTATTAAACACCCGTTGCTCAGCTTGCTGAACAAAACGATCCAATTGTTCGTCAGACGTAAGACCACCAGCCCCAACAGCTTGAGGAAAGTCATTCTCGCAATAAGCTTTAATAGAAGCTTTAAGTTCTGTGTAGTTCATTAGGCTGTTCTTTTGCTAAACCCAGTTCCCTTAGTAGCTGCACCACCACCCCTCATTTTCTGAGTTTGAGTGTTAGGTACATTATTTGGGTACCCTGCTGTATTTGGTACAGGTACCTCTTTTGGCTGTGTGTACTTATTAGTATCTTTCATGTCTACTCCTTAACTAACTGCAATAGTTACAACACCTAACTCAACTTGCATTTCTAGTACATTAGGTATCGGTAAATTTAACTGGTTATCCAACCCAACCGGGTTCCAACCCCACTGTATAATTCTACTACCAATAGACTGATTTCCACTTTCTTGATATGAAGTATCAGGTCTTGGATTTCTTAACGCTTGTGGATCATCTACAGGATACATACCCAACTGCAACTGTGGTTGATCCGGTTCCCAACATGTAGGACATACCAGAATATTAACGTTTTTGGTCTTAATTGTTAGCTCTTTTAACTTCTTTAGCTGATATTGAAACCCACAACGATCACATTCTGCTATCGCCTTTTTGCCAGTAGCGTATTTATTTGGCATATATACCCTTAATAGAACATCTCTCTAGGAGCCAATCTTAACGACGCCTTTTCTCTATCTTCTGTAGACGCAAAATTCCACTGTTCTTCATAAGCTGCTTTTAGTACTTCAGACCTTGCAAGAGCATCAGGTAGTTTCAAAGACAAGTAATAAGCTAGCCCAGCTACTAAACAAGGTAAAAATCTAAACGGAATATCCTGAGTATTTACACCGTTTCCAACGTCCTGAATGCGTCTAAGCCTCCAGTATACGAACGTATAGTAACTACTTTGATCTGGAGCAGGCCACACATTAATTGTTGGGTAAGCAACTCCGCTAGGCTCTGTAGCCCCAGATTGCCTGTCTACCCATACCTGTATTGGCCTACCCTGAGCATTTTTATTAGGTATAGTGGAGTATGTAGAGGAACTTATACGGGTGATATTTATATCGTTTTGATTTTGCCCCGTTCCGGTTCGCACTACGTGATCCAACAAATCAATAGTATCGACAGGTAAATTGTATGAAATAGTACCCTGCGTAAGAGCAATGGTACCTTGATCGACCGTCCATAAATTAAT